GAATATTCTTCTAGGAATGTTTCTTTAATAAAGTTTGCTTCTTCGTAACTAATGTCTACGTCTAAATTAACACGGGCATATGTCTTTGGTGCAAGATACTTTTCAGGACCTTCCAGTAACTGACTAATTTTCAAAACACGATAAGTAGGCTGATCGGGCCAAGCAATAAACTTGCGAGTGCCGTCCCAGTCTAATATCATCATGCCGCGATCATCATCCCATGCATCACTATAATTGTGCGCAAATGCATTGCCGGTATATACCACATTGTCACGTTCTTGACGCTTATGAAAATGTCCAGTAAACACAGTACCACAACGACCAAAGTCAGTGTGCTTTAGTTCACCGTGATCTGGCATTTGTACCATAGCATTCATATAAAAGTGAGGAAGTTCAAAGTGACCAATAACATAGTCAGCATTAACTTTTTGCATTTGCTTGTGTTCATCGCCTACTAGCCATGGAACAAATGCAACACCGTCTACTGTTGTAATATCATTGTACAACTGAATGTTTTCAAATTTGTTTATAAACGCAATACTATTAAAGTCTCGCTTGTCGCGGTAGTATTCATCGTGGTTACCAGGAATAAAATGTATAGTATCAAAATGTGTGTTGAGCAGTTCAAGTGCCTGCAAACTATAATTTAGAGTTGCAACATTGATACTTGCACGTTGATGGTGCCAGTCGCCCATAAAGATACAAGTGTCTGCACCTTGTGACTTAGCCTCTTTACAAAACCAAGTTACAAAGTCCAAACAATCTTGATTAAAAGTACGACTGTTACTTTTATTACCAAAGTGAATGTCCGTGAATACGGCGGCCCGTTTAAACAAACTCATGCGTATATTATAGCACCTTTAAGGTTGTTGTCAACAGTCAAAATTTCATTTATTTTTGACTAGCGTCTGCTTTCGCTTTCATTTCGTTTTCGTTTTGACGAGTATAACTTGGATTTAGACCTGCACTTTCTAAAATATCATCGCGGATTGCTTGATTTTTCTTTTCTAAGTTAAGCACACGTGTAAAACTATTTGTGATAGCGGCAGTATAGTATGCAAATGGATTTTCACTTTTGCTTTCGTCAAACTGCAAACCAATTTGTGTTAACTGTAATAATGCTTGACTGCGCATTTCATCATTGTATGTATATCCGCGCCAGTTGCTACGAGTACCATAACGTTCACATAACTTCATGTACATTCTAGCAAGTTTGTTTGTTGTATGTCCATGTGTTTTACTGAATGCACCATTTTCAAGTCCGCCTTCCCAATGACTCTTGCCGACACAAATTAGATTATTTTCATCATCTAATCTGAAATGCTGGAAAGGAGGAAAGTTACACTGCGAATGGTGATCAGCTACAGTTTTTGGATTCTTTTTACGTCCAGGATGAAGTGGAATATGATCATGGGTCATAATTCTGAAAACTACATCTTTCTTATCAATTTTCTTCCAATCAACAGCAAAATCTGCTTGTTTGACTTTTTGTCCTTCTGCACGTGCAGCTTCATATGCTGCCTTCTGTATGCGATCAGCCTGATTTCTTTTTGCTTCAGCAATGGTGCGAATGTTAACTTTTTCAACATTTGGGAGAATAATATCATATACATTGTCCTCGTCAGACACAAAACTACTATATGTACATTTACTTAAATGAATTTCTTTCAACAAATCGCGATTGTTGAGATAATTTTTCCTTTTGATCATGTGATGTGATTCCTTTTATATGGGTATATTATACAGCCTATAAATATACTTAGCAATAAAAAAACTAAGGAATTTTTAATGGCATTTGACTTAGGTAGTAAATTTACTAAAAAAGCAAATCAGTTTACATCAGATCAAACTGGCAAACTATTGCCGGGCAATGATCCTATTAGTAAAATTGGTCGCGGCATATTAGATGCTAGTGGCAATAGACTCGTGCAAGCAGGATTAGAGTTTGCTGGTGCAAACATTCCAGGATTTGACAACATTGTAAATGCTACGTTTAGAGATAATGATATACGTGTTAGACTTGGTATGAGTCCATCTAGCGGTCCTTTGTTATACAAAGATCCTAGTAATAGAATTTTAGAACCGTTAATTGATACTGGTGGTATATTATTTCCTTATACACCTACTATAACTGTAAGTCATACAGCAGGATACACAGGTGCTCAGCCTGCGCATAGTAATTATATACAGCATAGTTACGGAAGTAGTAGTGTTGATAGTATAACACTTGATGCATATTTCACAGCAAATACTGCTGATGAAGCAAGGTATGTGTTTGCTGTATTGCATTTTTTACGAAGTGCTTACAAAATGTTTTATGGTGCAGACAGGCTTAGAGGAACACCACCTCCGGTACTTAGATTAAGTGGATACGGTCCTTTTAACTATAATAGTGTACCGTGTGTATTAACTAATTTTACTGAGATTATGCCATCAGATAGAGACTTTATAGAAGTGCCGCTTGCAACAGCACCTGACGCGGCTACAAAAACTATGATACCAACTTACTTGCCAGTAACACTTGCGTTGCTTCCAATTTATAGTAAGAATCAAATTGGTAACTTTAGTTTAGAAAGTTTTGCTAAAGGAGACCTAATAGGTAATCCTAGCAAAGGTGGAGGATTTGTATAATGGATGTTACTTACAGAAATGATAGCCCGTATGCAAATACCTTGGGATATAGTTATTATTTAGACATACTAACAGCTCGACATATCCCAGCATACCGAGATGATGTATTACACACACTAACAACGGTGCACCAGCATAGACCTGATCTACTTGCATATGACTTGTATAAGAATAGTAATCTTTGGTGGGTATTCCAGGCTCGTAATCCAAACGCATTTGAAGATCCGATTTGGGATTTTCGTGCAGGTGTTAAATTTTATATTCCAAAGAAAGATACAATCGAAACAGCGTTAGGAATCTAATATGCCTAGTCCGTTTTTTAAAAATAAATTAAACAATCCCGCACCGCAAGATCTAAGTTTGCAAACTCAGCCAGACTCAGATCCGATACGTATCCCTGAAGGTGAATCTCTAAGTGTAACTGGTATAACACCAGACAACATTACAGTAGAAACTACTCCTGCAGGAGATTTGAAAAAAATTATTGTACATCCCAACAGAGCAAGAAATTCTAATAACATAGATCAACCGCCGGTCAATACAATACCTCCGGAAGATAATATAGTAATGGATGATCGAGGTCGGGATATAGATTCGACATTTGGTATATCTAGTATTAATAATAGTGACCAAGACTCGAAACCAGGTTTGAATACTTCTCCGGGTGATGTTGTTGTAATTGCCGATAGCAAGGATGCTACTTCTGTAAATCAAGGTCCGTTTATTGAAGATCTTACACAAGCAGAAATTAATCCTATGCCAAACGAACTTAACTCATTTGGTAGTTATACATATAATATTGCATTGTATATGATTAACAGTAAAAGTTATGTTGATATAACGTCAGCACCTAACAATCCACAACAAGTACTACAACCTCCTCATAGTTTGTTATTGATGCGTAGTGGTGGTGTTGGATTAGATGGTAGCGATGCATTCTTCGATGATTTCTATATTGATGATTTGGAAATAAGCAACATTGCAGTTGGTCCTAATAAATTTAAACAAAATACAAATGCTGTTGATATTCGTTTTAATATAACAGAGCCACGTGGTGTTACGTTTATTGAAAGATTGCGAGATGCCGCTGCTAGTGTTATAACTAGTACAAAAGAACGCTACATACATGCACCGTATCTATTAGAAGTATCTTTTAAAGGTTACGATGAAAACGGTAGACCTCTTCCGGCAATTAGCAAACCAAAGTATATACCTATTAGAATAACAGACATACAGTTTGAAGTTAATACTTCGGGTACACAATATAAAGTACAAGCAATACCTTTTGCTCATCATACACTAGGAAGTGTAATGAGTACAATACCTTTTAATATAGAACTTAAAGCAAGTACAGTTGGTGATATTTTTAGTACAGGTGTTACTATTATAGAAACAGTACAAACAAATGTTGACGAAAATGGTGTGCCATTGGAAGAACGTGTTCAACCTTTTGATCCTAGAGCAGGAACAAAAAATGTAATTAAGAAAGTTAAAAAAGAAACATCATCTAAAAATCTTGCAGAAATACTAACAGGATATCAAAAGAAACGTACTTTACCTAGCAAAGTTCTGCAGGAAAAAAATAACGAAGTTGTTGAAAAAGAAATTCCGCCAGCCGCAGAACAATACGACACATATAATTTTGCAATTGCACAAGAGATTGCACAGTCTAAACTTAACTTAACAGGATTGTATGATGCGTTGAATACACCGGCGCCAACTGAAGAAAACAAAGATGGCAAAGATGCATCCGCGGATAAAAAACAATTTGATGCATACGTGCAGAGTTTAGGAGCCGGTGTAACATTAGATAAAGAAACACAAGTGTTTAAGATTAATGCTGGTACTGATATTACTAAACTAATAAATCTGGTAATCATGCACAGTGATTACATGGATAAAAATATAGTAGATAATCCAACACAAGATATGAGTGACGGAGAACCAATTAGTTGGTTTAAGATTAGACCTGTAATCCAAAGTGCAAAAGGCAACGGCAGTGGTTACGATGCTAAAGATGGCAGATACAAATACAATATTAAATTTGCAGTTGAAAAAAATAATATCTACTACAATGATTTCCCATGGGCTAAGAAAAGCAAGCCGGTTGGAAATGGTGTACACAAAGTTTATAATTACATATACAGTGGTAATAATACTGAAGTATTAGACTTTGATTTAAAATTTAGAACTGCATTTTTACAAGTTATGACTTCGGGCAGCGGAAGTCCATTTGCAAATAAACCTGCAGATGAAATACTTTCACCGATAGTAAAAGAACTTTCGCAAAGTTTAGAAGGAAACACTATCAATAGTTTAGATAGTTTGAAAAGAACACGAGCTAAAGATTTATTCTCTAGTGTTATGAGTGATGGTGTAGATTTAGTTGATCTTAATTTACAAATTGTCGGAGACCCGGCTTATATTCCTACAAGTGATGCATACTGGCAGGATAAAGTTAGAAGTGGAAGAAGTTATACAACACCATTTATGCCAGACGGAACAATAAATTATAATCTAAGTGCTCCTTTTATAAAAGTTAATTTAAAGACACCAACGGACTATGATGAAACAACAGGACTTGCTAATCCTAATAGTTATGGCAACAGTAGTTTTAGTGGCATATACCAAGTAAGCAGTGTTGATAGCACATTTAGTGGCGGCATGTTTCAACAAAGAGTATACGGATTTAGAACTGGACTACAAAATACTCGTAACGGTCTAGCAAGAAGTGAAACTCAAACAGCAGGAAAAGAAAGAAAAGAATTTATAAATGATTCATCACAGCAAAATGTACAGACGAATGGGATTGACAGAAAAGTAGTCAATAGTGCAGCAACGGTTATTAATCCAGCAGATGCAAATGATGGATTTATTGACATAATACAAGATACACCGTATACTAATCTACAAGTGAACACTGAGCGTAATCGCCTTGTAGCACAACAAGCAGATCAAAGTGTATTAACTATAGACAATACTGAGAGTGATGTTACTGCGGCAGAAGCGTGGGCATCTAGTTACCCAGGCAATCGAGAAAATAGATAGGATAGACTATGGCAGTAGACGTTACAAGACAAGGAACTAAAGGCGGAGATCCTCAATATGATACTTCTAATCTCAGAGGTGTTAGAGAAGAAAGAGGTATTGTTACTGGTGTTGTAAAAGCAAACGTGCATGGTGCTCATATGGGAGTCATAAGAGTATGGATACCTACTTTTAGTACAGACCCCGAAGATAAAGCTCAGTGGAGAACAGTAAGATATTGTACGCCTTTCTATAGCAGAGTTGAAAGCCAAAGCCCAGATGATAATAGTTTTCTTAACACAAAAGTTCCTAGTGGTATTGTTACACCTCCACCTGATTTAGGTACTAAAGTATTATGCTTCTTTCCTGAAGGTCGTAATGCCGAAGGATATTATTTTGCTTGTATTCCAGATACATTTATTATGCAAAATATTCCAGAGGTAACACTTAACAGTGATAACGAGCCTGCTGGCGAAATAAACGATAAATCAACTGATCATCAAAGTAAAAAGATTACTAACTTTAAATCACAAAAAAGAGCAATTGATCCTTTTGCAAAAGTTTATCTAACAGCACAAGGCTTGCAAGATGATCCAGTGAGAGGAATTAGTAATAGTGGATATATGCGAGAATCTCCTAGTGAACTTATCGGATTCAGCAGTAAGGGTCGTCGAATTACTAGCGATGGAAAAGACTTTTTACGAACATACAACGCAGAGTTAAAAAGCAAAAACACAACAGATCCGGCAGTTGTTCAAGGATTGCTATCTCCTGCTGCACGTCGCAAAGGTCATAGTGTCACTTTAGATGATGGCGATATTGATGGCAACAGTAATCAAATAAGACTACGTACCAGTACTGGTCATCAATTGCTATTAAATGATAGTGAAGGTGTTATCTATATCGGAAATGCAACTGGCTCAACGTGGATTGAATTAAACAACACAGGCACAGTAGATGTATTTGCAGAAGATAGTATTAACTTCCGTACTAAAAATATGAATTTTCATGCAGATGAAAATATTAAATTTCACAGTAAAGGCTACACACAGATTGTAAGTGAAGAACAATTAGCACTACAAGGTAAAGGTGTTACTGTTAGTAGTGGTGCTGATTACTCTGTTAGTTCATCAGGTAAAATGAATGTACTTAGCGGCGGCGGCATGAAAATTACTAGTGGCGGGTCTGCACATTTTAGTAGCGGAGGTATTATGAGTATTGCTGGCACTTTGGTTTTATTACAAGGTCCTAAGTCACCGGCAAAACAAGTTAAACCAATTGCACAACAGCAAAAACTAGATGTTGAATTTGATGAAACAACAAAAACATTTACTCCAAGCAAAGGTACAGTAACAACTACTGATAGAGTTGTGTCGCATGGACCTTTTCCATATCGTGGAACTAAAAATGAAACAACTAGTTTTACTGGCGGCACAGCAGGAGGCGGCGGTGGACTTGGCGCGTTCTTTGCTATTGTTAGTGCAGCAGTACAGTTTGCAGGTAAGTTTCCACAAACACCAGAATTAGGAATGAGTCCTGGCGCAATGGGTGGAAAAATTCCTAGTAGTGGATTTGTTACTGATGGTGCCGGAGGCATTGTAACAAATGCTACAACAGGTGCTCCTATTTTATCTGGAACAAGTCTTTCAACTAACATACCTGCAGTAACGAAAAATTTTAGTTTGCCGGACAGTGTAACTAGTTCATTTTCAGAAATAGGCACTGGTATATCGGATACGTTTTCAGAAATAGGTGCTGGCATATCAGATACATTTTCAGAAATAGGAAGTAAAATTTCTGAAATAGACTTACCGGGTATAGATATAGGTTCTTCAACTTCTCAACTCGCGGGTACATCTAGTTCATTTAGTGGAGCAGATTTAACTAAATTTGTACAAGACGCTGGCGGCAAAATTGTTAGTGTTGCCAATCAAGTAAAAACAGACTTTGGTGAGTTTGCAGCAACTACTGGAATTGATGTTACACAATACTTGCCAGCGCCGGCTAGTAAACTAACAGATATTTTAAGTAGTCCAACAGCAAATAAATTAGTTACAACCGATATTGTTAAACAAAATTCAACAGGATTTGGTATAGGTGTACTAGATGATATTGATATACAAAGTGCAAATGCAGCTGTTGTAAAAACAGTAGGAAGTAATAATATTTCTACATATATTGACGCAGGGACAAAGGCTGTTGGAAAGTACGGATTTAATGTTAATCAATTGCAACAAGCAGGACTTGTAAGACCAGAAGCATCGTTTAACGATCATTTAAGCCAAGCATCAATGTGGACTGGTAAAGCAGGCGGAACAAGTTTGAGTGCTTTCTTAAATAATCCAACTTTGCAAGAAACAACACAGCAAGCAATTTATGCTAATGAATATCAAGCAATGGTAAATTCAGGTGCTATTCAGCCTACCGATGGCGCACAAGAAGTAATGGCTATGCTTGTTGCAAGTAATACTAGTAGCCCTGACCTAGCGGCTCTTGTTCGATCAGGAGGCACAGTTGAAGGACTATTGCCTAATATTACTAATATTAATTCAGTTGATCAGGCTACTGGAGAAATTGAACAAGCAATGCGATTAGGTGCAAATGCAAGTAAGAACGCACAAAGAATGAAAGATGTAACTCTTAGTTCGCAAATTTCAGAAGAAGATGGTTTACCAGGATATGCTCCGGGAACAACTAGAGACAAGGACGGAAACTTAATATTTAAAAGTTAAATACTAAGGGAGAAAGTAAATGGCAGTAGCAACATACAAGGGTTTTGATACAGTAACTAATAATTTTGGTGGCAGTAAATTAACTGACACTGATTTAATTAAGAGAGATATTTTAAATCATTTTGCAATTACCAAAGGCGAAAAACTCATGAATGCTGAATTTGGTACAAGTTTGCGTGACCTAATTATGGATCCTCTCACTGAAGAGTCTAAAGCAACAGTAATACAAGAAGTTAACACAGTAATTAATACCGATCCTAGAGTACGCAGTGAAGGTATTACACTTGATGAGTATGAAAACGGATTACAAATTGAAATGACTGTGAGATATGTTCTTACTAATCAAGTTGAGAACTTAATGGTGCGATTCGACAGATCAAACACATAGCAGAATAATATACCTATATTATACAGTGAATAAATACTGCAATACAATATAGGATTATGAAAATATGACTGCTAGTACAAGACAATCAAATTTATTTGCTGCTGAGGATTGGAAGAAAGTCTACGAGACATTCCGTGAAGCAGACTTTCAGAGCTACGACTTTGAAACCATTCGTAAAAGTATGGTTGACTATTTACGTAACTATTACCCAGAAGATTTTAACGATTTCATCGAATCTAGTGAATATATTGCACTTATTGATCTAATCTCATTTTTAGGTCAAAGTTTAAGTTTTCGTGCAGACTTAAATGCTCGTGAAAATTTCCTAGAAACAGCAGAACGCAGAGACAGCATTTTACGCTTGGCTCGCATGCTGAACTACTATCCAAAGCGTCAACAAATTGCTCGTGGATTGATTAAAGTTTTATCTGCACAAACAACAGAAGAAATTACAGATAGCAATGGCAACAGTTTGCGCGATACAGAAATTTCTTGGAATGATCCTACTAATAGTGATTTTTTAGAACAATTTACAACAATTATTAATAGTGCGCTAGTAAGTACACAGCAGTTTGGTAATCCTTCTTCTCAAACACAAGTAGGCGGTATTAATATTGACGAATATCAGATTAAAATTAGCGGTGGAACAATTCCGATTTATGATTTTAAAAGTGATGTAGGCGCACAAAACCTTGACTTTGAGCTAGTTAAAGGAACATACAGTGGAACAGATTATCTATATGAAGTAGCACCACAACCAAGTAATACAACTAACATTCTTTATCGTAATGATAATAAAGGCTTTAGTAGTGCTAATAACGGATTTTTCTTTTACTTTAAGCAAGGAAACTTGCAAAGTGCAGACTTTAGTATTGACGAAAAACTACCAAATCGTACAGTTGAAATAGACATTAATAATATTGATAATAACGATGTTTGGTTATATCAACTTGACGATGCAGGAAATGAAACTACACTCTGGGATAAAGTACCTGCTATTTCAGGTAACAATGTTATCTACAATAGCCTAAGCACTAAAAATAAAAATCTATTTACAGTACGCAGTCGTGCAAATGATCAAATTAGTTTAGTATTTGGCGATGATGTATTCTCAAATATCCCAACAGGAAACTTCCGTGTTTATTTCCGTACAGGTGCAGGCACAACATATAAAATTAGTCCAGATGATATGCAAAACTTACAAATTGTAATTCCATATCTAAGTCATGCTGATCAAATTGAAAATTTAACTTTAAGTTTAAGTCTACAAAGCACAGTAGCAAATGCTAGTGGTAGAGAAAATCTACGCGATATTAAACTTAAAGCACAGCAACAATACTATACTCAGGATCGTATGATTACTGGAGAAGATTATCAAATTCTTCCTTATACTAAATTTAGTAATATTATTAAAAGTAAAGCAATCAACAGAAGTGCTAGTGGAATTAGTCGATACTTAGACGTTCGCGATACAACAGGCAAGTATAGCAGTACAAATATTGTCGCAGAAGATGGAATATTATATCGTACAGAAGACCTACAACAGTTTCAGTTTACTTTTGTTACTGATAGTGATATTAGCAATACAATAAGTCAGCAAGTAGAAAAAAATATTCTAAGAAATGATAGTTTACATTTTTATTTAAAAAATTATGGCGGGATTGATGTAACAAACTTAAATGCTAGTTGGAATCTAACAACAACTACTAGTGGTAAGTGTACTGGTTACTTTAAGAATGATGTAAGTGCTGCACTTAAAATTGGAAGTTTTGCAAGTAGTAATTTAAAATATGCAAAAGTTGGTGCATTGTTAAAGTTCACAGCACCAGCTGGAAAAGTATTTGATGTAAACAATAATCTTATTACTGGCACTAGCGGAACTCTTAATACTAGAGATTATATATGGGCAAGTGCTACAAACATAGTAACCGATGGTACTAATCAAGGTGTTGGTAATTTAGATACAGGCGTTGGTCCAGTTACACTTAGTGAAGTTATTCCAAGTGATGCAGTTTTAGATCAAGTTATTGCACCATGGAATACAACTATTTCAAGTGATGTGAGATCAGCTATCATACAAGCAATTGGTGATTACAAAACATTTGGATTGCGCTACGACAGAGATACCCAAGAATGGGCAATAATTAATTCTCTAGACTTAAATCAAAGCAGTACATTTAGTTTAAGTTATGCTGGAAATACAAACAACACTGGATTAGATAACAGTTGGTTCTTTAAGTTTACAAATGATGGAAGTACCTATACAACTAACTATCGTAATACAAGTTATGTATTTGAAAGTAAATTAGAGACACGTTTCTATTTTGATAGCGATTTAAAAATCTTTGATCCACGCACAGGTAAAACTATTAAAGATAAGATTAATATTCTTAAGGTAAACTCATTACCAGACAGTAATAGTAGTTTAGCAGTTGACTACGCAATGCAGATTGATGACGTAATCACAGAAACAGATGGATACACATTAACTAATAGAATTAAAGTTACTTTTCCAGATATTGATAATGATGGTGTTGTTGATAATCCTGAAGTATTTGATATTGTTGTTGCACCTGATGTAAGCAGTGAAAGTAAAATTGTTTTTTATCAAACAACTACAAGTAACGGCGGTTATTTAACTTATACACCAGTCGAGTCTACAACCATTGAACAGCGTTACACTACCCAAGGTGCAATTAATGAAGTTCTTGCGCAGTTTACTAGTGGTCAAGTATTTTATGCAAGCGCAGACGACAAGTTTTACATCTTGAGTATAAGTGGTGCTAATGTCAAAAGTATAGCACAAACTACTGATTATGTCAAGCGCACTGGACGTAGTGATTTATTATTCCAGTATACACATAACAGTCCGAACAACAGACGTATTGATCCAAGTCCAAGTAATATTATTGATATGTTCTTGCTTACTAAGCAGTATGATACTGATTATAGAAACTATGTAACCGATATTACTGGAAGTATTACTAAGCCAGTTAAACCAACTACAAATGATCTGCGTGATCAGTTTGGTAGTCTAGAACAATATAAAAGTGTAAGTGATACAATTATTTTTAACAGTGTAAGTTACAGACCTTTGTTTGGTGATAAAGCAGATGAAGAATTACAAGCAACATTCAAAGTTGTAAAAAATACTAGTACACTTATAAGTGACAGTGAAATTAAAGAAAAAGTAGTAGGTGCAATCAATGATTACTTTGCAATCGAAAATTGGGACTTTAGTGACAGTTTCTACTTTAGTGAATTAGCGGCATATCTTTATACTACTCTTTCACCTGATGTACTAAGTGTTGTAATTGTTCCAAAACTTTCAACTAGTAACTTTGGTAGTTTATTTCAAATACAAAGTCAAAGAAATGAAATTTTAATTAGTGCCGCAACAGTAAATGATATTGATGTTATTGATGTTATTACTGCAAGTAGTCTACAAGCCAATGGCAATGTTATTAATACTACAACTACAAATCTTTCATCAGAAAGTGCTAGTGCAAATAGTGCTAGCACGTCTGTAAACACAGCAACAAACACAGTAACAACAACTACAACTACAACTACCGGGGGGTATAGTTACTAATGGCATTACGTAAAAGCTCAGTACTATTACCTGATGTATTTCAGACAGTAAAAAACAATAAGTTCTTAAATGCAACTGTGGATCAGTTAATTAGTGAACCTAATCTACAGCGCATTAATAGTTTTATTGGACGTAAGTTTGCTCCAAACTTTTCAGTGGGCGATAGTTATGTTAGTGAAATAGATAGAGACAGACAAAACTATCAACTTGAACCTGCGATTGTATATCGTTCGCCAAGTAAGCAAGTTGAAAGTTTAACCGGCTATATTGATTTTATTAATCAATTAAAATACAACAATGTTCAAACAACGTCACACAGTGATTTATTTGAACAAGAATATTACAACTATAGTAGTTTTGTTGACTTTGATAAACTTGTAAACTACGGCGAATACTTTTGGCTTCCTAGTGGCCCGGATAGTGTTCAGGTGTTTAACAGCATAGTTGATACAGAAAAAGATTTTGATGTGTCAAGACGTACTGTAGCAGGCGTAGATGAATATAGTATTGATTCAAGCGATAATGCAAATCCAACTATCATACTTGCTAGAGGCGGCAGTTACACATTTAATGTACAGCAAACAGGTACACCGTTTTGGATTCAAACTGCAACAGGAACTAGTGGCATTAGTTCACATAGTAAAAATGTTAGCACACGTGAAGTTTTAGGTGTAACAAACAACGGCGAAGATAATGGAACTATTACATTTAATGTTCCTAAAAAAGATGCACAAAACGATAAGATCAATGCAACACAATCTGCTAGTCCAGATTTTGCAACAACACTAACTTATAAGCAGCTTCATAATGTTCCTTATAGTGTAGTTGTAGATTTATATGGCGGCATTGACAGTCAAACTGAGATTGATGGTAAAAGTTTAGTATTTGTTAACACAACTACAGATGAAACAGCATGGGATCAAGGTCAACTATTTGATGCATATGGCTTTGACGATGATGATAATCCTTGGGATCAATCTACTACAATTGACATTAGTACAAGATATGATGTTTATAATATTTCAGTAAACACGATTGCTGGGGTTGCAACAGTACAACTTACTCAAGGCACAAACTGGCCCAATAAAACAAAAATTAAAGTTAAGCAAGGTACTGCATATGGAAATAGAGAATTCTTTAAAGATGCTAGTGGATTACCTGAATTAATTCAACCATATACAGCCGGAGCAGATATTCTGTATTACCAAGATGGCACAAATGAAAATCAATTTGGCACAATACAACTTGTAGAAATAGATTCTGTTGCTCCTATTAATGTTGAAAATGAAATTCTTGGAAAAGAAAATTATACAAGTACAAATAATGTAATTTTTACAAACGGTTTGAAAGTTCAATTCAATAGCGATGTAACTCCAAGCACATATGCAGATAGAGAATATATTGTTGAAGGTGTTGGGCAACCAGGCGGTATTGTTTTAGTAGCATATGATCAATTATTGACACCTGAAACATATAGTGTTAGCACTAGTGATGGTTACGATACTGTAGCATATGATGCTGGAGGATGGGATGGCACATTAAATAGTCCAACAGAACAAGACTATATTATTATCAATCGTGCTAGTCCAGATCTCAATGCTTGGAGTCGAGGCAATCGTTGGTTCCACAGAGAAGTAATTGAAGCAACCGCAAAGTACAATGAATATATTGCAAAAGTGGACGACACAGCAAGAGCAAAGCGTCCTATTATCGAATTTCATGCTGGATTAGAACTTTACAATATGGGAACAAGCAGTGTTAGCCCTGTTACTGTAGTTGATACAACACAAACTGATGCGTTGAGTAATGTTAATGGTACACTAGGATACTTTGCAGACGGAATTGATCTGCAGAAAGATAACACAGTTATTTTTAGTGCAGACACAGATGAAAACGTAAGAACAAAAATTTATCGTGTTGATTATATTAATCAAGATAGTAATACAACAACAGATGAAATTATCAACTTAGTTGAAATTGGAACAGTTGTTGATACAAACTGCATACTAAGCACACTGGGCGCAAATAATCAAGGAAAGATGTATTGGTTAAACGGAACAACTTGGACAACTGCACAGCAAAAGACGGCAATTAACCAAGAGCCATTGTTTGACGTACATGATCCAGATCATGTAAGTTTTAGTGATCAAACAAAATATCCAAGTAGTAACTTTGTTGGTAGCAAACTGTTTAGTTATAAGCGTAACAATGATGCAAGTCCAGATAGTGTTCTAAATTTTGGATTGACATATGAAAACTTTAGCACTATCGGTGATATTGTTTTTGAAAATAACTTTGATTTGCAAGAGTTTCAGTATACGAAAAGCACAGGTAATACTAATGTAATTGTACGTAGTGGACATGCACATACATTTGATAGCGCAGGCAACAGATCATTATTAAATGGCTGGACTAAAACTATTGAAAATAGTGTACAGTACCAAATTGTTAGTTATAATGTAAACAGTGAGCTTTACAGTTTTGAAATTGGAGCAAGTGTTGATACAACAAAGATCAGACAACCGTTGCAAGTTTTTGTTAACGGAGAATTTAAGTATCCAAGTACATATACACATTTAGTACAAAGCGATAGAGAATACGTAGTATTTTCTACTGCACTTACTGTTGATGATGTTGTTACTATAAAGTTTATTAGTAATACTAAAGCACAAAATAGTTACTATCAGGTACCTGACAATCTAGAGAACAATGCTAGTAATGCTACATTTACGTCTCTTACACTAGGTCAACTTAGAAATCATTCAGTTGTAACTAGTCGACAGATTAAATCATTTAATGGAACTTCTCCAGGAAAAAGTAATATACGTGATTTAAATAGTCGTGCATATCCAGGTAATATTCTTCAGCACAGTGCTGGTATGACATTGCCTATGTATTTGCTATCTGATAATAATACAAATACAATTAAAAGTATAAATTATGTCAAAAATGAATATTCTAAATTTAAAAATAATTTTATTGAAAATATTGATCGTTTAGATATAGATTTAACTGATCCTGTTTCGAGTGTTGATAAGATATTATTGCATATGGCAGGAAAGAAAACAAGTGCGTTTCCGTTTTACTATAGCGACATGGTGCCATGGGGCGAACAAAAAACGCAAGTTAGTTATACAATAGACGATGTTACAGAAACTGAATTTGAATTTACTACACAATTTGATTTAACATCTATTAGTAACCAAAGTGTTCTTGTTTATCATACTGTAAATTCAACTAGCACTAAGACTTTGCTTGTTGAAGGTAAAGATTATATATTCGATACTACAGAAGCAAAAGTTACACTAGTAACCGACAACGCAACTGAATTAGCACTAATTGGTATAGCAGTCGATGATACTATTTCTATTATTGAATACGCAGATACCAATGGCAGCTTTGTACCTCCAACTCCAACTAAGTTAGGTCTTTGGGGAAAGTATCTTCCAAGCAAGTACACAGATAATACCTATACACAAAGCCAAACTGTTGTACAAGGACATGATGGTAGCATATGGGTAGGCTGGGGTGACTTACGCGATGACGTCTTGTTGGAATTTGAAAAGAGAATATTCAATAATATTAAGACACAGTATAACAAAGATCTATTTGATTTCTCAACAGTAATACCTGGATTTTACCGTAGTACTGTTAATGACTTTAGTGAAGCAAATAATATTATCAGAAGTTACTTTGGCGAATGGTCATTAAAAAACAAAGTAAAAGTGCAACCTAATACTACAGTAGATGCTGACAACTTGTTTACTTGGAATTATCGTAACGGTGCAAATAAATTAGATGGCTCTCGCTTACCTGGTTACTGGAGAGGTATATACAAATGGTTATACGATACTGATACTCCTCATACAACACCATGGGAAATGTTTGGTATTTCAGAAAAGCCAAATTGGTGGAACTTGCGTTATGGTGCAGCTCCTTATACTAGTGGAAACACTGTATTGTGGGAAGATCTTAGAGATGGCAAGATATACAGCGATGCAGTTGGCACAGATTTTACTATAGATACCAACAGGGTTCGTAGTTCTCTATTATCAATCATCCCAGTTGATGAGCAAGGAAATCTAAGAGCTCCTGCGGATTTTTTAACTACTGGTTCGAATCAAACTAACATTGGCGATACTTGGGCATTCAGCGATAATAGTCCAGTTGAAGCAGCATGGCGCCGCAGTAGTGAATATCCATTTGTATTACAAATCTTGGCAGCAAACTTAAAACCTGCTGCTTACGGCACATTGATGTTTGATACTTGCATGTATCAAAAAGACAAAGCATATGATCAAATACTGCAAAAGGGAAAAAGTTATAGACCAGGCATTGCAGATTATAAAATGCATGGTCAAACATTAAACGATGGCACTGTAATTAGAGTCGAGGGTTATAATCAATTCATTAGTGAGTATGTAAAGTACACCGGCTATAGTGTTAACGATACAATAACACGCATTAATAATCTACAAGTTAACCTATGTTATAGTATGGCTGGATTTACAGACAAACAGTATCTAAAAGTTGTTGCAGAAAGTGTTACTCCAAGCAGTACCAGTGAAAACATTTTTGTACCTGACGAAGATATATCAATTTATCTTAAAAAGAGCTTACCACTAGAGCGTGTAGTTTATAGTGGCGTTCAGATTATTAGAAGACAAAATGGTTACGAAATACAAGGATATGATGTAGCCAATCCTTTCTTTAAAATTGTACCAAGTTTAGATCATGGTACACCTAATAGATACATTGTAGGTGAAACAACTTACTTTGAATATACTGATTTTGAAAATAAAATTATCAATATACCATACGGAACAATTATTAGAAGTAAACAACAAGTTTTCGACTTCTTGGTAAGTTATCAAAGATATCTACTTAGTAGAGGATTTGTATTTGATGGCACAACAGGCACTGGTGAAAAAAATGATTTTGTAAGTGCCGGCAAAGAATTTGCATTTTGGACAGATCAAAACTGGTCTGACAACAGTGTTATTGTACTAAGTCCTTATAGCAACGTACTTACTCTTAATAGAGAATTTGCAACAGTTGATAATTTGAAATTGACCGGCGGGCTAAAAGACGCAAACGGAAGTGCTATTAATCCTAAGTATTATGATGTCAGTAGACAAGATAATATTGTTGAGATTAGAATTGATACAGAAAATACACAACTATACAGCGTACAGTTAGATCCTATACAATATGAACATGCTATCATATTCAGTAATACTACAATCTTTAATGATGTAATTTATCAGCCTGAACTAGGAAATAGACACAATCGTTTAAAATTAATCGGTAGTAAAAGTGGAGACTGGAACGGCACTCAGCATGCACCGGGATTCTTTATTAGCGAAGATACTATTAATCTTTGGGAAGCATATACAGATTACAAAAAAGGTGATATTGTTAGTTACCAAAATAAAACTTATGTAGCGAAGCAAGAGATTTCGAGTAGTAAAGTTTTTGATTATTCAAATTGGAATATAGCAGATAATATTAAGTCTGGACTTATTAAAAACCTAAGCAATAAAGCAGGACAGTTTAAAGACTTTTTTGAAATTGACAACTTGAATCTTGAAGATGGAGTTGACCATTTAGGCAAAGGCATTATTGGATTTAACAATAAAGACTATTTGCAAGGATTGGGACTTGACGATGTTAGCCAAGTTAAGTTTTATCAAGGTATGCTAAAACAAAAAGGCACTAGCACTAGTATTAATAAACTTATTGATGCAGAGCTAACAAACCTAGACCAAGAAATTGATTATTTTGAAGAGTGGGCATTCCGTGTTGGTGAATATGGAAGTATTGATAGTAATCAGGTTATTGAAACAATTATACCAGAAGATAAAGCAACGAACAATCCGTTCTTATTACATTTCCACGCTGATGGAGAAGAAAATATTTCAGGCGATCATTATCATGTACAAGGTAAAGATTTGTATAAAAAGCCTAACAATTATAATGGTGATGTGTTTAGTCTCAGAGACGCAAACAGTTCAACGTTGGGCGATTTAGATAGTGCTGGCTATGCAAGATTAGACGATGTTGACTTTACAGTTCTAAGTAGCGATGATCTAGTACAACTGAGTAGTAGACTAAGTGAAATAGGCAAAGGTAAAAAGATTTGGGTTGCTAGTGATACAACTAATACTTGGGGAATCCGAAGAGTTGATGAAATGCCAAGTGTAGTAACTGGTGTTGAAGATACTGGTAACGGATACTTAATTTATACAACAGACAAAAATCATGGACTTGATAAAGGCGATTACGTAATTGTCAGAGCTCAACAGCCAATTGGCAAAGTTGCAAAAATTGATAGTATTGTGAGTGGTAATAAGTTTGCAGTTGTAGACGAAGTAACACAAGTAGAAATTTCCGATGTTAGTTTGCCTATGTATAAGTTAACAAGTGTTAGGTTTGCACAGCCGAGTGATTTGAGTACATACACTCCAATGAACGGCTGGGAAAGACAAGAAGCAGTTTGGGTAGATAAAGATCAGTCTAACAAGTGGAGCGTACTACAGAATCAGAGACCATGGACTACAACAGGTACAAAAACAAGCGATGGTATTACTGCTGGTGATGCACACGGATCTAGTATTTCGATTAACGCAAGTAGTACACTTGCTCTAGTCGGTGCACCTGAAAGCGGTACAGGATTAATTACTCCATATGTAAGAGGTAGTGACGGAGCATTACTAGAAGGCAACACTGTTACTGTTACCACAATTGGAGATAGTGTTGATAGTTTTGGTGCTAGTGTAGCAACAGGAACAGATTATGTTGCAGTAGGTGCACCGGACACAGAAAGCAGTAAAGGTGCAGTGTTTACTTACTATGTTGATAGTACAGGAACATTTAATAGACGCCCGAGTATTAGACCTAATGGATTAGGTACTAGTGCTAAGTTTGGAAATGACATTGCTATGAGCGGCAATGGCAGACATTTATTTGTTAGCGCACCTGGTGTTAATACAATTTATGCTTATACACTAGTTGAAATACCAACATCAAGTGTAACGAGCTTTACTATTACAACCACTGGTAGTGCAACTTATACACTAAACTTTACACCTATTAGTATACAAACTCTTAATATTGTAGACGAAAATGGTAAAGTATATTTGCCAAACAAGGACTTTACCCTAAGCGGAGCAGATGTTACATTCACAAGTACACCGGCTAGTAGTTTACAAATTGTTGTTAGACAAGAAGATTATTTTGCACAAGTAAATTCATTTAGCGGACACGATTCTATGGCTTCTGATAACTTTGGTTATAGTATTGACTGTGATTACCATGGACGCTATGTTGTTGCAGGTGCTCCTAATGCAAGTGTAGTAGGCACTGACAGTGGTATTTTATCAAATGCAGGTGAGGCATATGTATTTGCACAAGTTGTAGAACGTTTCAATGGCACCGGTACAACAAGTGCATTTACAACTGATGCAACACTACAAACAAAAATATTTGTAGAAGTAGATGGAGTATTACAAACTGAAACTGATAATCCAGATATCCCTACTGACAACGATGGATCAAGTGCTGGATTTTATACTCGTTCTAGCAATACTATTACATTCAAATATATTCCTGCAAACGGCGCAGAGATTGTAGTATACACAGGAACCTTTGCTCAAAAGCAAAAACTAGATCAAAACTTTACTGGGGAAACTGTTAACGCAGACGAACAGTTTGGCTATAGTGTTGCAATAGACAGCCAAGGTACAATGGTTGCTATAGGTTCGCCCGGCGAAGATGAAACTAATCCAAACACAGGTAGTGTGTTCATTTTCCAAGATAGCGGCAAGAACTACGGAAGTATTACAACTAATGCAGTGCATACCCAAACACTTAATGATGTGTTTTATCTAGATGATCATAAAATTACAGTTAGTGAAACAGGCAATAATCCAACTGGTATTGCTAGTGATATTAATAATGCAAATGTACCAGGAGTTAGCGCAAGCATATCTGGAACAGGACAAATTGTTATAACAAGTACTAACATTGAGAGTTTAAACAAACTTACTATAAATCCAGGCACTGGACAATTGTTTGTAAGAGATGAAATTTTTGAGGCATATGTATATACTCAAAAGATAAGTCATCCAAACGGAAGTGAAAACGAAAACTTTGGAAACGCAGTAGCATTTGATAAGCATGTTGGTATAGGTGTAAACTCTTTACCGGGTACTAGAAATCTTGTTATAAGCAGTGACAAAGCAAGCACAAAACTTTCAGTAGGATTTGATATTGAAACAAATTCTAACAGTGAAAACTATACAGATGCAACAACAACATTTGATGCAAAAGGAACAACATTCACTGACAAGAAAGTACAAAGCGGCGCTGCTTATGTATACGAACTACTAGACGCTAGTACGCCAACAATTAATAATCCTGACAAGATGGTATTCGGACAACAACTGTCAACTACTAATATTAGCGAACTAGATCAATTCGGTAAAGCAATTGCATTTAGTGATAGCAGAATTATTGTTGGTGCTCCTAAAGACGATATTGTTAGAGGAAGTAGTACATTAGTCGATAGTGGCAGTGTGTATGAATTTGAAAATTCTGAACGTACAAGCAACTGGCACATATTACGTAACGAGGGTGATAGAGTTGATGTAACTCAAATAAATCGTGTAGCACTTTATAATAAAAAAGATGGAGAAGTAAAAGTATTCCTAGACTATATTGATCCAGCCAAAGGAAAAATCGCTGGAGCTGCAAATGCAGAACTTAGTTACATAAGCCATCAAGATCCTGCTTTATACGACAACAACTTATGGAGTTACAAATATAAAAACAGACTATGGTGGGATACAAGCACAGTACATTATCTAAATGCAGAGCAAGGTGATCTTGATTTCCGTACTAATTATTGGTCAGAGTATTTCCCTGGAAGTAGCATTGATGTATATGAATGGATTGAAAGTGATGTTGTTCCTGAAGAATATACAGGTGAAGGTACAGTAAAAGATGCAACTCAATTTACAGTAGCAAATGTATATGAAAGCAAAACAGATAGTACAAAAACACGCTACTACTTCTGGGTGAAAGATATTGCAAGTATCCCAGCTGAAGCAGAATTTAGAACAATCAGTGCAGATACTGTTCGTGCATTGATCGAAGATCCGAAAGCAACTGGTTTGCCGTATGTTGCATTTTTAGATAAAGATGCAATAAACTTGTATAACTGTAAGAATTATTTTTCAGATAACGACACAGTTCTAAGTGTTAACTACGATGTTGTTAAGAATGAAGGAATATTGCATAGTGAGTTTGAGTTATATGGTAGAGGAAACGTCGATCAAGATATTCCTACTAGAATGTATACAAAACTTGTAGATAGTTTAGCAGGTAGTGATAGTGTCGGAAATATAGTACCGGATCCGTTCTTAAGTGATATTGAAAAATATGGTGTGCTAACACAGCCTAGACAAAGTATGTTTGTTAATCGTGCTAGTGCCCTTAAAGTATTAGTACAATATTGTAACAACATATTCTTGTTACAGCCGTTTGCAAGAACTAGCAACTTTAAAAACTTATTGAGTAGTGAAAGTATCCCTACTATTAATAGTGGAAAATATAACGAAAGTGTTAACACAGTAGCAGAACGTGACTTCTTGAATACTGCTATACTTTCAACAGGGTATAAAGTTTTAGTTCTTGAAGATGAAAATAACAACAACTACTGGACTATATATTCATTGAATGCAGATAAAACATGGTTGTTATCTAATATTCAAAGTTATAACACAGAAGATTATTGGAATTATAAAACTTATTATGCTACCGGATATGACAGCACAACTGTACCGAAATATCAAGTAACACTCGAAGCAGATTTGCAAACACTTAGCGATGCAGTTGAAGGTGATGTTGTTAAAGTAACTAGCAATGACGAAGGTAACTTCAGTATGTTCTGCTTAAAATCAACAGGCTGGCAAGAAGTTATCATTGAAAACGGCACAATAGAATTTAATGATAGTTTGTACAACTTTGCAAATAGCAATACTAATTTTGAGTCAACTGGTTTTGATAATGACGGATTTGATTTTGGATCATTTGATAAAGTACCAGTACAAGAAATAAGAATGATAGTAGACGCACTAAAGAATCAATTATTCATTAACAATTATGAAATAAACATGAATGAATTATTTTTCCGCTTAATGGAGTATGCAGTAAGTGAAAATGACTTTACACAAGATTGGTTATTCAAGAGTTCGTTTATTACAGTTGCACACAAGATACGCAGTTTAGATCAATATAAGACATTCAAGTATGATAATACAGAATTTATTGAAAACTTTATCAACGAAGTTAAACCTTATAAGTCTAAGATAAGAGAATATGTAAGCAAGTATGATAAAACAGAAACGTTCCAGGGCGATACTACAGACTTTGATATACATGCATTCTATGACGAAGATCTAAAGTTTTTCCGTAAACCTAGTGGCGATTATGAAGGCGATAGTATTAAGCAGTCACAAGGGCTAAACAAACCTTGGTACGATAATCATGGCTACAAATTAGATAGTATTCAAATTGTAAGTGCAGGAACAGGTTATATTATTGATCCTACAGTAACTATTAGTGCTCCACAATTAGCAGGTGGCGTACAAGCAACAGCAACAGCAAAAACAAATGGTGATGCAATTGTTAGTATTACAATGACAAACAAAGGCAGCGGCTATACTAGTAATCCAACAGTAACAATTACTGGCAGCGGAACTGGTGCAATGACTAGCCCAAGAATTGTTAACAGTACTGTTCGTAGTTTCGACACAACTATTAAGTTTGATCGTATTACATATAGCAGTGACATCAAAGATTGGACAGCAAATACAAGTTATAGTTTAGGAGATGTTGTTGCATATCAAAATACTGTAACTAAGAAACAAGAAGTTTATACAGTAAATAGTTCGTTCACTAGTAACTCGACATTTAGTGTAGAAGATTCTAATGGTACTACAGTGATGTCTGTTAAACTTGATGCAGACTTTACTAATACAGCAGATAGAATTGCAGCATACTATTATCCAACTAGTGGAATGCTAGGAGATGATCTAGAGCAACTACAAAAAGGCACTGGTTACTTAGGAAACAATGTTCAAGGTGCAGGCTTTGATCAGAATCCTGGCTTTGATAGTGGAAACTTTGACACAGTAGCATTTGATAATTTTGAAATTGATAGCGATGGTTTATTGGTTCTAGCAGGACTAGATACTAATATTACTAGTTCGTTCACAGACCTAGCACTAGGCACACGCCCAGAAGATATTAATATTGATGGTGCAGGTTTTGTTGACACTTACAACAGTCATGCACCTGAAGAATTGATACCTGGTAGAGTATATGATACATTAGACATGGAAGTATACACGCATCCTAGTAATGACTATGAAGGTGATGGAAATGCATCTGCAATAAAATATACTAGTTTCTCTGATAGCACAGAATCATTGCATGATTTCCAATACGGCGATCCTACAAAAGCAAAAGATGATTTTCAATATCTAATTGTGTATAAAAATGCACAACGTCAGTATAACTTTACTGTAAACTATACTAGTAAAACTGTTATATTGCCAAACGAACTTAGTGCAACTGACATATTACATGTGTATGCATACAGTGCAACTGGCGAAAAGATGGTAGGCGAATACACATACACAGGTGATGGTAGTACAGCAGCATTTACGTTATCTAATATACCAGATCTCACTAAACAAACATTGGTGTTTGTTGATGGAGTTGAAACAAGCGTAACAGTTGGTGATACAGATGGCAGATCAAATATAACATTTTCAACAGCACCAGACAATGGCGCACATATTCATGTATTTGTGTTTAACCAGGCTGCTACAAGAACAGCACCAAGTAGATTAAAGTTACAGACAACGACGTTAACAGCAAATACATATACCTATGCGCTAGATAATACAGTTGAATATGCACAACCATATGGCGCAAATACTGTTGTCGAAATTGATGACGTTAGATTACGTCCGGCGAATAGTAAGTATCATGCAGGTGATGGAAGTACAGTACAGTTTGCAATATCTACAACAGCAAACGAAACTAATATTATCAATACAAATGATATAGGTGTTGCAGTTATATCAAAAGCAGATGGAACAACATTAAATGCAATTGCTACAGTTGATTATAATGTAGTAGCAGGAACTAATTATGTTACAATGACTACTGCACCAGCAGACGGAGACACAGTAATTGTTTATAATCGTGCAGACGCAGAATATATTATTAGTGGTGATGGAACTGAAATTACTATAAACAAAGCAGTTAGTTTTTCAAGTTCAAGTGTAATGCGTGTCAATACATTTGCCAACCATGATCCAATGCGTATACAAACAAAAGTATTTGTTGGTCAAGGTACAGGATCAACAACGATCATAGACGAGTTTGATACAGTTGGCTTTGATAGCGCAGGATTTGATCGTAGTGCAGTAGTAGGTACTACTGGTTCTTATACACTTGACAGAGCAGTAGCAAATGTAAATAATTTCTGGATAACAGTAGATGGCACAAGGTTGCATCCAGGTGATTATATTACTAACGGTAGTACAATCGTAATGAGTAATCTAGTACAAGCAACTATTAGCGGCACAAGTATTGTTACAATAACACATATAAGTGAAAATGCAATTCAGCCAAGTACTGGATTTAGAATATTCAAAGATATGAATGATAATTTTGAATATTTGAGATTATGTAAAAATTCTACAACAACAGTAGCAACAGTTGTTAATCCAGCAGACACAAAAATATATGTTGATGATGTATCTGTACTTCCATATATTACTCCAGACAGCGAGTATCCAGGTGTTGTGTTTATTTCCGGTGAAAGAATTACTTATTGGGAAGTTAATCTAGCAGAAAATTACATTACTGGTTTGCGTAGAGGCACTGCTGGTACAAGTTTAGAGTCAACTATAAATCCTGGATTCTTAGTAATCGACGGAAGTAAAGATCAACATTTGCCAGCATCAGATACACATACTAAAACATGGTATGACACAGGCACAGGAAGTGCTGCTGATGGACTAGGATTGCAACAAAGTCATACAACAAATGCCAACTTCTTAAAAGAATGTGAAGCAGAAGTACCTAATTACATACTAGAACTTAATGAAAAACTTTATCTAGTAGATGGATATGTTGAAGATGATTACATTGAGGAACTGAAATAAATGGTTGATAAATACTTCAACAAGAGGATAGCATAATGACAATTGTACTCAGAAATAATAAAAGCGCGGCGTTAACATTTAACGAAATGGATGGTAACTTTACTGATTTGGATGGACGTACCACTACTATTGAAGGTGCGTACATTAAAAGTGTTAATGGTGTTACTCCTAATAGCAGTAACGAACTTACTATTACAACTGCAAACGTTACCGAAGGTGCGAATTTATATTACACAGATGCTAGATCACGAGCAAGTATTAGCATTACTGACAGTGGCGGCGACGGTAGTCTAGCATACAACAGTAGTACAGGTGTTATTACATATACAGGCCCAAGTGCTAGTGATGTCCGCGCACACTTTAGCGCAGGAACTGGTATTACACTTAGCAGTGGCGAAATTAGTATTGCTAATGATGCAATCAAAGACACAATGATTGACTTTGGCACTGGCGCAAACCAAATAAACACAGCAGATGTTCCTGAAGATCCAAGTGCAAGTGGTAGTAGTGGTACTATGTACTATACTGATGCACGTGCAGACAATCGTATTGCAGCGGCAAGTATTGATGATTTGGTGGATGTACAATTAGGTACATTAGTAGATGGTCACGGACTTGTTTATAATACTGGAAGTGGTCGTATTGAACTTGCAGAGTTGCCAGGTGCAGCAGGCGGTCAAAATAATACAGGTTCAAACGTTGGCGGCGCAATTGAAGTATTCCAAGGCAAAGCAGGTGTTGATTTTAAATTTAGAACATTTGAAAAAAATGACGGCAACATTCAGTTAACACAAAACACAGATACAATTGATATTGATGTTGTGCCTAATCCAATATTTGGAAACATACAAATTAACAGTGAAGCAAACACTATTGAAAATATTAGCACAAACGCAAACATAATTCTAGCACCGCATGGTACTGGTACAGTTGATGTAAGTAGCACAAAAATTACAAGTGTTGCTGATCCAACAGGCGCACAAGATGCTGCAACAAAAGCATACGTTGATACTGCAACAAGTAGCATTTCAACAGTTCTTGCAATTGCAGGCGGCACAGGCACAGACAATGTTACAGTTGGAACAGACACACTAACATTTGCTGGAACCACAAATGAAATTGAAACTGCGGTAACAAACAACCAAGTACAAGTTGGATTGCCAACTAATGTTGTAGTTTCAAACGATTTAACAGTTGGTAATGCGCTAACAGTAACAGGCAACTTGACAGTAAATGGTACAACAACAACTGTTAGTAGTAGTGAACTTGCTATAACAGACGGTAAAATTCAGGTTGGTGTAAACAACGAAAGCAGTGATACAATTGACATGGGTTTTGTTGGACACTACTACAATGGGGTACGCAGAGGACATGCAGGTCTATTCCGTGATGCAACTGATAAAAAGTTCAAGCTCATGGGAGACTATGGTACAGAGCCAGATCAGCCAACTATCAATACAGATGATGAACACTTTGAACTCGGTGACTTGCAGTTACGCAGTTTAGAAATTGGCGACAGTGATGCGCCTAGTATGGCTATCCGCGGCAGTAGACTTGAAACCATTAACACTAACCAAGACATTGAAATTGAAACAGCAGGCACAGGCATTGTAAATGTTGGTGCAAACGTACAACTTAAAGCACAAAGCGATTTGCGTTTTGCAGACGCAGACAGTAGTAACTGGGTTGCGTTCCAAGCACCTGCAACAGTTGCTAGTAATGTAACATGGACATTACCAGATGCAGATGCAACCACTAGTGGTTTTGCATTAGTAAGTGACGCAGCAGGTGTACTAAGTTGGGCAGCAGCAGGTGCAACAACTACAAGTGATACTACAACCAATGCTGAAGAACAAATTTACTTTGGTGATATTACTAGTGGCGCTGTTACAGCATTCCACCATGATGCAGACTTAACTTATAATCCAAGCACTGGATCATTAAGTAGTGCTGCCTTTATTGGCGCATTGACAGGCAATGCAAGCACAGCAACTACAGCAGGAGCATTGAGCAGTGCAGTAACAGTAACTTTAACTGGTGATGTAACAGGTACTGCTAACTTTACTAGTGCAGGAGACACTGCAAGTATTACCACTAGTCAAGCAAATAACAGTGTAGACTTAGGAACACACACTACAGGTAACTATGTTGCAACTATTACAGGTGGTAATGGTATCGCTTCGACCGGTGCAACAACAGGTGAAGGAATTACTCATTCACTTAGCGTTGATTTAGCAGATACAAATATATTTGCAAGTGACGGGACAGTAAGCCGCGCGGTAGTATTGGATGGAAGTGGTGACTTTAGTGCTGGAACAATTACTGCAAACTTAACAGGTAATGCTAGTGGTAGTTCAGGAAGTTGTACAGGTAATTCCGCAACTGCAACAACTGCAACTGTAGCAACAACTATTACAGTAGCAGACGAAGGCACAGATACTACATGCTTTCCATTATTTGCAACTGCAGCCACAGGAGACTTGGGTGCAAAGACAGATAGTGTTCTAACATACAACAGTTCAAACGGCACACTAGGTGCAACTACATTTAGTGGTGAAGCAACGTCAGCACAATATGCTGACTTGGCAGAAATTTACAGTACTGATGTAGAGTATGCACCAGGTACAGTAGTAACAGTTGGTGGTGATGCAGAAACAACAGCAGCAACTGCTGACACACAGTATATAGCAGGTGTTATATCTACTGATCCTGCTTACTTAATGAACAGTGCGGCTGAAGGTCAGCCAATTGCATTGGTTGGTCGTGTCCCTGTTAGAGTAGTAGGCAGTATAACTAAAGGTCAGCCAGTGTTTGCAACACATAATGGTAAAGCAAGTAACAATGGACAAGGTCCAATCGTTGGAATCGCATTAGAAACAAATAGCGATTTAGGCGAAAAGAGTGTAGAATGTA